ATTTACTTAAGAAAAGATTAGATTATGACACAACTGTATTAGGTATATCTTGTGTTAAAAATAGTTTTAATACAGCAGAAGGAATTAAATTAGAATATGTAGATCCTTCTGATTTAGTTTATTCTTATACAGAATCGCCATACTTTGATGATTTATATTATGTAGGTGAAGTAAGAAAATTAACTATAGCAGAACTTAAAAAACAATTTCCTGAATTAACTGATGATGATATTAAAAAATTAGAGCAGTATGGTTCGGGAAGTAATATGTTAGGTAGAAAGTTTAGCTCAGCTGATAGTATTGATGCTAACTATGTTTATGTATTACATTTTGAATATAAAACTTTTGAAGATCAGGTATATAAAATTAAAGAAGGTGCAACAGGTGGTGATAAAGCAATTGAAAAAACAGATACTTTCAATCCTCCGCCATCAAGTGATCCAAGATTTAAAAAAGTAAGCAGATCAATAGAAGTATTATACGAAGGAACAAAAATAGTTGGGCACGAAAAGTTATTGAAGTGGAAGAAGTGTGTTAATATGACACGTCCTAAGTCTGATATTACAAAAGTACAAATGAGTTATAATATTGTAGCTCCAAGAATATATAAAGGAAAGCCTGAATCTTTGGTTGGTAGAATGACATCATTTGCTGACATGATTCAAATAACGCATTTAAAATTACAACAGGTTCTTTCAAGACTGGTACCAGATGGTGTATACTTAGATGCGGACGGCCTTGCTGAAGTGGATTTAGGTAATGGCACAAATTACAATCCGCAAGAAGCGTTGAATATGTATTTTCAAACCGGTTCTGTTATTGGTAGATCAATGACACAAGACGGTGATATGAACCCAGGTAGAGTACCTATTCAAGAATTACAAACATCTGGCGGTAACAATAAAATTGCAAGCTTAATACAATCTTACAATTATTATTTACAAATGATGCGAGATGTTACAGGATTAAATGAAGCTAGAGATGGTAGTGTACCAGATAAAAATTCTTTAGTTGGTTTACAAAAAATAGCAGCGGCTAATAGCAACACAGCAACAAGACATATATTACAAGGTGGTTTATATTTAACTTTAAAAACTGCCGAAGCTGTATCGCTAAGAATTGCAGATGTATTAGAATATTCAAACACTAATAACCAGTTTATGCAATCTTTAGGTAAGTTTAATGTAGGTAACTTAAATGAAATTACAGAGTTACATACACATGACTTTGGAATATTTTTAGAATTAACTCCTGATGCAGAAGAAAAACAACTTCTTGAAAACAATATTCAAATGGCTATTCAGCAACAACAAATAAATCTTGAAGACGCTATTGATGTTAGAGAAGTTAGAAACTTAAAACTTGCTAATCAATTATTAAAAGTAAGAAGAAAAAGAAAACAACAGCTTGATCAACAGTTACAACAACAAAATATTCAAGCACAATCTGAAGCTAATGCTCAATCGTCACAAGCGGCAGCCGCAGCAGAAATTCAAAAGCAACAAGGTGTTGCAGAAAGTAAAGTACAAATTGCACAAGCACAATCTCAATTTGATATACAAAAATTAGAAAGAGAAGCAGCAATTAAAAAAGAATTAATGCAATTTGAATTTGATTTAAATATGCAGCTTAAAGAAGCTGAATCGAATGTAATTAACAATAAAGAGAAGTATAAAGAAGATCGTAAAGACGAACGAACTAAAATACAAGCAACACAACAAAGTGAATTAATAGACCAGAGAAAATCTGGCAAGCCACCTAAAAAGTTTGAATCCGCAGGAATGGATAGCTTAGGTGGATTTGGGTTAGAGCAATTTGATCCAAGATAAATTTTTAAATAATTATATAATATTTTATTATGGCAGAAATTAAAGCAAAAGTGCTGGAAGACGAAATAAAGACTCCGGCCGAAAAAGAACAAGAAGTACAGAAAGATTCCCAGTATGACAAGGAAGATGACATGTACAAAGTAGATTTAAGTAAACCCCCTAAACAAGAACAAGATGCCGTTCAAGAACAAGAAACAGAAGATGGCGTGCTACGCGGAAGCAGCGAGAATGAAGAAGCTGGGCAAGAAGCCGAAGTGGAACTGCAAGGAGTACGCGAAGAAGAAGAAGTAGTTTTAGAAGAAATTACAGACGAAGAAGTTGAAGAAAAGGTTGAAGAGCTACAAGAAGAAGTAGAAGATGCAATAGAAGAAGCTCAAGAAACTTCACAACCTTTACCAGAAAATATTCAAAAAGTTGTAGACTTTATGAATGAAACTGGCGGTAGTTTAGAAGATTACGTTAGATTAAACGCAGATTATAGTAATGTAGATAATAATACGTTGCTAACTGAATATTACAAACAAACTAAACCTCATCTTAGTTATGATGAAATATCTTTTTTAATAGAAGATAGTTTTGATTATGACGAAGAAGTAGATGAGCCGAAGTTTATTAAAAGAAAAAAATTAGCTTATAAAGAAGCGATTGCAGAAGCTAAAAGCTTTTTGACAGGGTTGAAGGATAAGTATTACGAAGAAGTCAAGTTGGGTTCTAAGTTACTACCTGAACAGCAAAAAGCAATAGATTTTTTCAATCGTTATAATAATGAGCAAAAACAGGCTGACGAATTATTACAGAAGCAGTCAAAACATTTTGAACAAGAAACTAATAAGTTGTTCAACAAAGATTTTAAAGGTTTTAATTTCAATGTTGGAGAAAAGAAGTACAGGTTTAATGTTAAAGATGTGAGCAAAGTGAAACCACAGAATTTATCAAGTGTCTTTGATAAATACGTTGATAAGAATGCATTATTAACAAACGCAAGTGATTTTCATAAAGCTTTATTTGCCGCTTCAAATCCTGATTCAATAGCTAATCATTTTTATCAACAAGGTAAAGCTGATGCAATCAAACAAATGACAGCAGACGCTAAAAATATTGACATGACTCCACGTAAAACTGCGGATGGTTTTGTTGATGCCGGTGGAATGAAAGTGAAAGTTATTTCAGGTGATAATCTTTCGGGAGCAAAATTAAAACTGAAAAATTATTAAACTAAAAAATTAATTTAAAATGGCAAACAATAATGTATTTACAGGACCTGGTGCTAGTAGTTTAGTAAGTCCAAATGTACAAAAAATGACTACCGCTGGTAGTTATTTAGATATACAAAATGATGGATGGGCTAAGCAATACTTACCAGAACTGTATGAAAAAGAAGTTGAAAGATACGGTAACAGAACCGTAGCTGGATTCTTAAAAATGGCAGGTGCAGAAGCACCATTACAATCTGATCAAGTTATTTGGTCTGAGCAAGGAAGATTACACATCGCTTATCAAGCAACTGTAGCAACTGCAACAGGTGACTTATCAAACTTTTTAGATATTGATAACACTGGTGGTTCTACAATTACTCACTCATTAAGAGTTGGTAATACAGTTGTTTGTGAAGTATCAGGTGTAGTATTCAAAGCATTTGTAAAATCAGTAGGTAGTACTCCACAAATTAAGCCTTACGGTGCAGAAAACATCGATGACTTAGCTGGAATATCTGCTGGTAACGAAACTATTAAGTTATTTGTTTACGGTTCTGAGTTCAAAAAAGGAACTGACGGAATGGACGAATCGGTTGAGCCTAATTTCCAAACTTTCACTAACAAACCAATGATTCTTAAAGATCACTTTGAAATCAATGGTTCTGACACAGCACAAATTGGCTGGGTTGAAGTAACTGGTGAAAGCGGACAAGGAGGTTATTTATGGTACTTAAAAGCTAGTGGTGATACAAACGTTAGATTTGAGGAGTATATGGAAATGGCAATGGTTGAGGCTGAAAAGTCACACGCTAATGCTGATTCTGCTATTCCTGATGGATCTGAAGGTTTACTTTCAGCTATTGGTTCAAGAGGTATCGTAGCAACTCAACAGTTTAACGCATCTCCTGAGATCGGTGAATTTGATGACTTATTAAAAGAATTAGATAAGCAAGGGGCTATCGAAGAAAACATGTTATTCTTAGATAGAGACGCTAACATCGTAATGGATGATTTATTAGCGGGCTTAAACGCATATTATTCAGGTGGTACATCTTACGGTGTATTTAACAACTCTGAAGACATGGCGCTTAATCTTGGCTTCTCTGGTTTCAGAAGAGGTTCTTATGACTTCTATAAAACTGACTGGAAATATCTTAACGATAAATCTACAAGAGGTTTAACTGGAGGTTTAAAAGGAGTGTTATTACCAGCTGGTAGTAGCTCAGTTTATGATCAAGTATTAGCAGCAAATGTTAGAAGACCATTCTTACACGTAAGATATAGAGCTTCTCAAGCTGATGATAGAAAGATGAAAACTTGGGTTACAGGTTCAGTAGGTGGTGCAACTAGCTCTTCATTTGATAAAATGGAAATTCATTATCTATCTGAAAGATGTTTAGTAGTACAAGCTGCAAACAACTTCATTAGATTTGATTCTTAATATCTATTAAAGGTACGGGTGCTTCGGCACCCAAGCCTTTATTTTAAAATTTTTATTATATTATATTATGGCAAAAAAGAAAATAGCAGAGGTGGCTGTTGAAGACCCAGTAGTGGTTGCTCCACCAAAAAAAGAAACAAATTCT